TTTTGTTGTTGATCAAATGGTGCTTCACCAGATTCAATCTCTGTTGTTAACTTTTCAAGCTCTGCTGCCAAATGTTCAATCATCATAAACTGTTCTGAGTCAGCAGGTAAACTACCCATCTCACCTCGAGGCCATTTAATACGAAACTCAGTATTGAATTCAAGATCTGATTTCATCATAGTTTGAGAAGTCTCAAGATTGTTTAATCTTTCTACAATACCAAAGTATGCCCATGTTGCAATTGATGCTGCAGCAATCAAACTTATCATATTACGTAAAGGTAATGCTACCTCTGTGTTTTCATTTACTTTAGTCGCCATTTAACAATTCCATCTGCGTCTTGCAGCTTTGCCTCTTTCACCAGTCCATCCACGGGATCTTGCACAAAATGACTTACGTCTTCCTGCAGCTTTACTACCTGGTTTCAGTTTACTTGGTGGTGTAGTTACAGCAGTCTTTAATTTACTACCAGGATTTGCTCTACGAACTGCAGCAACACCTTTTGCAGTCATACCCGCACCTTTTTCAGTGGCACGAAAATGACCCTTCGAATCTTTACCTGTTAATTTTTTCTTTTCATAGAATGATTTGAACTTTTCCATTACTTGAACAATCCTAATTTACCTACAGCTTTACCGAGTAATTTACCGACAACACGATTCTTTACGCGTTTGGCTACTTTGCCTCTTTTCACTGCGTTCACATCTCCTAGCACTTTGCCGGTTTTGTACGCTGCCCTCCGAATTTTTCCGATGGTGAGTTTCTCATCCATTTTTCTTTTACACTTATCGCAACCACAGTTGCTTTCACATGTTTCACCAGGAGTCATCTTCTTTGCTTTACGCGTGGATTCCGGTGTTCCCCATTCTGGCTTATCACCCATTGTACCTTCATCAATATCTTTACCTTGAGCCTTTTTACGATACATCTTTTTGACATCATGTTTCGTTTGGCGCTCAACAGATTTGATCATCGATGGTTGTTTAATCAATTTACGAAGATGGTTCTTCACCTGACCTGGTGAATTACCACTCATGAAGAGTGCAGGAAGTCCTTCGACTTCTACTCTAAATGTCATGTCTTCGTAAAAAGATTTAAACTTTTTCATTTCTGTGCCCTATAAATTCCAGCGTGTCTGTTCTTGATCTTACGATCATTGTCTTTATCAACAACTTTAGTACGACCAAGAGATGATGAACCTCTTTCGATATCCATTCCCTTACGAAGACCACGACCGTAGAGATCAGTAGTAGCTTTCTTTGTGTAAGACTTTTTGGTATCAGGTGAAAGTTCGTTTACTGTATCTTCATTAGCCTTATGGACTCTATGATCGCCGCCTTGTTTTTTCGCATGTGCGGTAGCTTTTTTCAGATCACCACCAAATGATTTAGGTGGACCATCTTTTTTACCGTCAGTATATTTTTGAACTTGAAAGTTTTCACCGACATTCAAAGTCTTAGGATAGTTCTTATCACCTGGCTTCAATCTTGGTTTACCCGCGGCTCTACGCTTACGGATATTATCCCATAGACTTTCGTTATTGTCATCGGTACCTTCCATAGACTTGACCTTCTTACGAGTACCTATAGCCTTCGTATCAGGTTTATCCATCATACCGTGCATGCCTTTACCAGGATCATCCTTGCCGTGATAGCCTTGTGCTTTCGCTGGTGGAAGCTTTTTAATCTTACCACCCTTTGCTAAGAAAGCTTTAACTGCATCTGAGTCTTCAGTCTTTACTTCTTCTTTCTTAGATTTTTTCTTGTTATCCGGATGTCCTTTACCGCCATCAGCTTTAGAAGCCCATACTGCTTTACGCTGTGCTGCCGAAACAAAACCTTCTCTGAGTTGATCAAATGTTTTCATTACTTGCCCCTTAGATCCTTATCCGCACCGTGATATGTGCCTTTACCTTTAGTGATATATGAATTGACTCTTGCCATACCCCATTGTTGCGGTGTGGTACCAGGTCTGTGTCCTGACTTCCATGCAGCCATTCCACGGTTATAAACTTTTCGAAGAATGCCGAGAGAGACACCAGACTTTTTGGCTTTTGCTGCTAATCCCTTCGAAGCATCCTCTGAGATATATTGTGCAAACTTAATCATTTTGTTTCCTTATTCTTTTTAATTGTATCTCTCATACGAGCTCTATCCATCATGCGATCATGTTTAATTTTATCGGCGGCTTTTTCTCTTTCAATTCTCTTCTTTGCCATATCAGCATTCTGTTCACCGTACATTCTACGAAACTTAAGTGTATGCTTACTTGGCTTTGTCTTAGCACGAGCATCTCCAGGTGCAGGCTTATAATTCGATGGCTTATCTGGTCCATCACCTGGTTTTTCTGCATACTTCTTAAAATGTGCTTTACGTTTTGCTGAAGTAGATTTCGAAAGACCTTTGTAATAATCTTCATCTAATGGTTCAACATCATCTAGCCATTTCCTGAACTTCATACCATTTGCCTCTACTAATACGTAGTTAGTTCCAAGTTGAACCACTTCTGCAACTACAGATGTTTCTTTTATTACAACCTGATCTCCAATTTGAAAGAGGTCTCCTGATACGTATGCTTCTCTAATATCAGATACAGGTTTTAATTGAACATGATTCTTAAATTCTTTTTCTTCTTTTAATCCGAGTCCTTTACGAACTGAGTTAAATATTCGTTTTGCATCTGCATTGCTAACTTTTTTCGGTAAACCCTGCGCGAAGCCTGTAAAGTCGTTTGCTTTCGCCGCCTCACGCTGCTTTGTAGCACTCGCACCTTCCGATCCCTCTGCATCCGGATCTCTCTGGCCTGCACTGATGACATTAATTTTTCTAAAGTTGTAGAATCCATGTTTACCTTTTTTACCATTATATCTCTTAATAAGAATATCAAATTCGTTTACACGATCGGATCCAGCTACCATTACAATATTTGAATAGCCTTCATTATAGATTGATGTCAGAGCATCAAATATTGTTTTGACTTTCTTATTTAACATGATTGCACGTGCATGACGTGGAAACATCTTTCTTGCAATCTTCACCTTCTCTGCATACTGTAATGGATTCTTTTTATTATCTTGTGATTGAGATAAGTAAACTCTATATGGAAATGATGAACGAGCATTTGCTGCAAGTTTATCTAACAGTTTCTCATGACCAATCGTCGGCGGATTCATTCTACCAAATGTAAAATAAAGCAGCTTTTCTTCTTCAACTAAGAATTTACTGAAAGAGTTAATCATCCTTTTCTACGCTCAACCTCTTTTTTACGTACATCTTTATACATGCGCTTTGCCAGCATAGCAATTCTTTTCTTTACTGCTGGTTTCTCAAGGCGCTTTTCAATTTCCTGTCTACGAGCAAATGATAACTCGTCTTTAGAAATTCCTTTAGTAATTTTTTTGAGGATGAGAGTGCGCGCTGCTTTATTGGCACGTTTGCGTAGGACATCAGGCTTTGCCATACGACGCTTTGCACGCTCACGGCCCAGCTTGATTTTGGATTTATACCTTCTGAAGAGTCTTGATTTTTGAAGTCTTTGACGAATGTCGAGAGCTTCATCGGTATTTTCGTGCATTGCACCGTTCTTACGACGCTTTGCTCTGTAATTGGTAAGTTCGTCCTCACCTGGACGATACTCTGCCATGTATAGGTCTTTAAACCTCAATAGCTTTTCAGCCATTAGTTTCTCCCTGGTTTATCCCATCCCTTTAATATAGTCGGTGAAAAGTTTGCGAATGAGAATTCCATTCGGTCCACAATTTTCACTGCATCACCACCAAGTTTATCGATTGCTACATAGCCTTCTTGGCCTGTTGTTCGATATCCTTTTCTTGTCTTTAAAAACGTTTGTACTTTATTTAATTTATTAAGTATATTTATAAGTTTCATTTTCGCTAGAATAATTAATCTTTGTAATTGAAACATTGCTCTTAAAGATTTTTTATTCTGCGGTGAGAAGAAAGAAAGCACTTCATCTAATTTTTTTTGTTGTGCTGCTTTCCCTTTTTCCGTAGTGCGTTGCGCACGCAGTTTATCATATTTGTTACGTATGAAACGTATAAGATTATTAACATGTGCATTGACATCTTTAACCACTTCGCCACGTCGCACATAAGTGTTATTAAACGTTTCAATAGTTTGTGCAAGCTCTCGATTATTTTCAAGCTGCCTAAGTGTGCTACCACTGATTTGATTGAAGATTTTACCTGCCTCGCTGAGATATGCATTGACCTCCTCCGTGTCTTTCTTTGACATAGTATATTGTGTCATGTCTCTCAACATCGCATCCTGAGACCACACATTCTTAGACTTAAATCTACTTACGTCAACACCATATGAAGCTTTCATAGATTCAAATGACGAGCCTTTATATTCCGTGTGCCATACAATTCCGATTTTTGTCGATAATACTTGCTTGGCCATTTCCGTGCCTGCAGGTATTGCATATACGATTGTATTGGGGTGGAAGGTAATATAGTCTTTACCTTTGATTTTACTTTTTTTAACGTCGCCCGGACCAAACAGAAAATCACCTTGTATTACTCCTTTAATTCCTAATTCAGGAAGGTATCGTAAAGCAAGTTTAAGCTTGGCAGCGAGATCGCCACTAGTATCAGCATCAATGTCAGCATCACTCTTGTATATTTTGGGAGATTTGTTAAAGATCCCTTTCTTCGCCACGAAGAATCGCTTATCACTAGGATCAATCCCAGCAAACACAGCAGGAGCACCGTCCCATTTAACACTAACGTTTCCATCATGTACACCTCCTAGTGCATCTCGAAGAGAACGCAATGCCATGATTGCGTCTCTTGTTCCTTTTACTCCGCCATATAGAACTTTATCTTCTATATGAGTCATGTGTGTATTCTTCTGTTCAGTTATGTAATCTGAAAAGTTCATTATATAGCTACCATCGGTTTCAGTGTACCTTGT